GTTTTATACTTAGGATAATACAATTTACTTTACATTGATGATGTTTTGTTAACGTTACCTGGTATGCGTGTTGCATACCGTTTTGAGTGGTAACTCTACCATTTACTTACTTTTATAGTATTTTATATTACCTATTGATCATCCGATCTTTAGATGCTACTTGCTTAAGTAATGATCCCCTCTTCCAGGGGAAATGGTGCCCCATCCGGGCACTGTTTAGTTTGATATACTTTAATATCCGACAGAGCATATCTGGATGTCGTTAATTTTTGGAAAAGAACCTGTGTCTTTCTTTTCTTACTGCATGTTAATTAGGTGGTTATACCATGCATGTTTTACCAACCACCCATTGGCCTTTGGCCTACTATGAGCGCAGTCTCTCTCTGCCGGTTCCAAATTACCCGTGAAGAATTTGGTTTTCGAGCTCTGGTTAGCTTATTGTCGCGATCTGGGACTAATGCCCAAGGCGTCGCGACGCCACCCGTCGTGGTAAACACGATGGAAGAAGTAGTGGGATGCTTTCACATCCCCCCCACCTTTCAATATGACGGTCCTCAAGTGGACGAAAACATTCAAAGTGTTACTTTCTGGTTAATTCCGGAAGAGTATGTATTTATTGGTAGTTTAGCTCGTCAAGAGCAGTACAATTTTATTAACGGCTTACGCCGTTTCTTCGAGGTCCCAAACGACGTCGATATTTATTTTGATGAGCTTGTTGCTATTGAGATTGATGTGGACGAGGAAGAAGTGCTCTTCCCCGTTCGCCCTTCTTGTGATTATGAGTTTGTTGTTTCGGTTGAACCCGAACTTCTCCCTTCTGGAGAAGAGACTTACGAACATCCTGTTCAAAGTTTCCCCGACCCTATTCTTATTCCCAAGGCTTGGGATTTAGATGTGTGTTATATTGGTGATTTTACCAAGTATGTCGTAGCCTGTACGGCTGACGACATGGATGATCTTTACGGACGTGAGGTTGTTTCGTTAGAGTCTTCAAGTTCCGCGGAGCTTATTTCCGCGGTCGAACGATTCGAGACTGAGTATCTTGAATCAGCCATTCAATCAACATTGAATGACTTTCCTCCTCTTTTAGACGAAGAGAAGGCGAAGGTTATTATGTATTACATGGCTGATATGTCTCCCTCTGGGGAGATGTGTCGTTATGGTGTAGATCATGATTGTGTTCATTGCGATCACTGTAAGGAAGCTTGCATTAAGTTTAACTTACCTGTCCCTGATGGGGATAAGTGTGGAGTTTGTGATGCTTTCCATCTTTATTTGGAAAATCTAGAAGATTATAGCGTGCTTGCTATTTTTGATCGCGTGATCGCTGAGAGCGATTGTGCGGAACTTCTGGATATTAGTGATGATCATCACAAGTTTAGATTGAGTTCTTGGTTCTCTGGGCGATTTTCATCGCTCAAAGACTATGATATTCAAGATATTTTTCGGCGAGGTTTGCCGAATCATCCGCTTCGTGCGGAAGTTAGTATTTTGGATGCTCTAGTTGTAGAATTAGTGGAACGCGGTTATCGCCGCGATCCCCTCAAGAATCTTTTAACGATTTATCGTGCTAGACGTGATTTCCTTATCATGAGAGATTTAGATCGTCATTATGCTAAGAATAAGCGTAACCGCTCTTCTAAGAAGTTTTTAGAGGGAGTACGGAATTTTGTTTTCGTGCCTCGCCCGGTGTATCTTCGGCATTATGTGCCGGAGAACCCTCCTTCTATGGAAGGGCGGCGAAAGCCGCTCCTTAGTGACTACGTTTTCTTTGATAACGTGGATCATTTAGATTTTGGTCCTTTTAGGATTGATTCTCGAGACGAGCTACGAAGGGTCCAATGGACTATTTTCGCTCGTCACCAAGCCGTGTTTCGTCGTTTGATGGACGAAGACACTAGTTGGTGTACGAATCAATATTGGATTGATCAGAAACTTTCGAGTGATTCGAATTTTAGATCTAGGTGTAGAAGACATTTTGAAGAAAGTCTGCATGCTGATCATGGATCGTTTTTGCAATCAGGTGTGATTGACATGCCCGACATAATACCTCCCCCCACTTTAAAAGGTGTTGGGGAGGAAAGCATGGCTTCCGCCAGTGCGACTCTTGCGTACCTCGAAGAGAGGTGCCGCAAAAGCATTGAAGACTTGGAAACAAGGACTCAAGATTTTGTGTCGAGTCGTACTAATCATACGCTTAACGATCTTTTGGATGCAGCTGCAACCATGGGAACGTTTCTTGAACGATTTGCCGCTTTGGCTGCGACGATCGATCTTATGGTTAAACAGACAGATTTGTTTTCGAGACTCGAAGTATTGTATTTATACGTTCGTTCTCTTAACATTCCTGGTCTTATTGATATTTGTCGTGACACTTTTTCTAAGTGTTCTGACATTTTGCCTGCGGATTTTGAGTTGCAAGCTGGAGCTTCAAGTGACTTGTTGAATGAAGCGATTTCCTTTGTTGGGATCGCTAATATTCTATCTTTGTTATTCGGGGCCCCTATTTCTGTGGCTCAGTTTTTCCACCGTCGCTTTTGCGATTTTTCGCGTAAAAGTGATGGTGATGATATTCTTAAACGGTTTTGGCACGCTTTTGTCAATTTCCTCAAAGCCCTGAAAAGGTGTGTAGAGGAAGGTAGTATTGCGCCGCTTTTTGAAGTGGGCTGTACTCCAGACGAAGTGTTGTTTGAGGCTGAGAGCCTTGATACTTATCGTAATCAGGTCGTCGGATTGACGTCCGACCAAACTAATAAAGAGTTTTTGAATCTTTATGAGAAGGGTCTTATTCCTAAGAATTGGACTCGACCGTTTACCCAAGACGAGTATATGAGTAAGGTTCATGACCTTAGACGTCGTTTAGATGAGGTGATGCCTTTAGTGGCATCGACAAGCGTGAGTGCTTTTAAATCCGTTCGTTCGAGATTGACTCTAGTTATAGAGTCTTCTGTGAATGGATTTTCTTCAAACACTTTACGTGTTCAACCCCAGGGTATTGCCCTTGTTGGGCCCCCTGGAACTGGAAAGTCGATGTTTACTGATAAGATTATCAAGTACATCGGTGATTCGATGGGTTTTCCCGTTGACGCTAATGGACGTTACGACATTCAGTCGGACGTTAATTTTCAAGACGGAGCTGACCCCCTTAAATGGGCTTTTATCTCTGATGATTTGGATAACAATGCCAAGATGCCGGCTGCGGGGAATAAAAACCACGCGGACTGGATCATGGATATTGTGAACAATAAGCCTTTCCCTATTGAATCCGCTAGAGTGGAGGAGAAGGGAAAGAATTTTGGTCGACCGTTATTGTACCTTCATTGTACAAATAATGAAGATCTTAAGCTTACCAATTTCATTCATCATAAAGCGGCGATTTATCGCCGCCTGAGTGTGAAGTTATTTATTCGGGTCAAACCCCAATTCGCTAAGGCTGGTCTTGTCGATAAGACTAGTATTAACGGCGTGTTTAACATCCACGATATAGATGTTTATGAGTTCGATGGCGAAGGTTATAAGCTTTTAGCTACGATGGACGATGAAGATTGTCTCTTTTATATTTTGACGAAATTTAAAGAGAATCTTGTCGAACAGCGTGCTATGTTGGCGCGTGATGGATTGAGCCACTGCTCGCTGTGTGCGATGCCGGTGGGTGCCAACGTCGTCTTGTGTAGACGATGTACGGCAGCCAATCCCGATTTTGCTCCGATCGTATTGGAAGGAGCTTCGACTTCTACGTTGAACAATCTTGAAGTCACGGCGCAGAATGCGCGTGATTTAACAGATGATGTTAAACGGAGAAATCTTATCGAGAAAGTTGATAGGGTTGCCACTAGTGTTGACCGTATGGTTAATGGTCCTAGTGTTGCAGCTTCAACGGTTGGAGGTGCTTTTTCCTCTTTCGCCGATTTTTTATTGGCCCACAAAGTTAAGGTTTTAAGTTTGCTTGCCTGCGTCATTTCGGCTGCAGTCTTATTATCAACTCGTGGGACCGTTCTTCAAGAACGGTCGAATAATGGTACGGATACTGCGCCCGCTCACTGGGCTAAGTTATCTGACCGCATGCCGTCGACTTCGAGCGACTTTGCTCAAACGACGTGGACGGAAGATCAACTTAAAACTAATGTGCGAAAGCATATTGGTGAATTTCGTTGTGGTGATAAATTTGTTCATTGTTTACGTATCGGAACTAATTCTATTCTTGTACCCCATCATATTTTGGTCAAGAAGAATGTTAGTGACGTGTATTCCGTTATTTATAACGGAAGAACTTATTACCCCACGGGGGATCTTACGCAGATTGCGGAGACAGATTCAGCTGTGGTGAAGGTAGAGTTTAAGGATGGAGTGCAAACTTCAGCTTTTCCTTACCTTATCAACGATATTGATGCTGGGACGTCTGTGTATGATGAGTTGTACATGTTGACACCTACTGGTGTGATGCTTCCTGTTCGTCCCGACGTGCAAGAGCGCGTTCGGGAGATGAAGGAAGGTTACACTAGTAACGCTGTCCACACGACTTTTCCGACGGTGCCAGGAGACTGTGGTCTCCCAGTGATTGGTCGGAAAGGTCCTTATTTTCGCATTTTAGGAATCCATCATATGAAGTGGAAACGTCTTCACTTATTGTGGGGACTTGTTGATCTTTCCTGTTGCACTATGGTTTCGAAGACTATGTTGCGATTTACGGAAAAGGTTGTGGGAATCACGTTGCAGTCTGCTTCGTGGGTCCCTTATTGTTCTCCTGGTCCTTTGGTGGACCTCAAAGGTATTACTCAGTCTGAGTTAGCTTTGGCAGTCCATAAAGGGGCTGATGTGGCCGTGTTAGGTCATGATTCGACGGCGCGTGGTCAAACGATCACGAAGTCAAAATGTCGTCGCTCCATGATTTATGAGGACATTGAACCAATTGCTCGTTCTATTTTAGGAACTCCGCATTACTGGCAGGTGCCGGAAATGAGAGGAGCTCAAATTAATGAACAATGGTTATCTGGTTTTCAGTATGTTTTTACGCATTACAAAGAAACGCATTTAATCTCGGGGCTTAGACGGCCCATTAAAGATTACTTGACAGTTCTTAGAGGACTAGATTGTCACGGTTATCGAACTTTAACGTGGCAAGAAACCATTTCTGGTGTTCCTGGTAGTGTGATTGGTTCGGTTAATCGGAAGACTTCCGTAGGCCCACCTTTTTCGGGCCCGAAGAGTCAATGGATTAATGACCAAGGTGAAGTGTCACCCGTTGTTGAAGACCAATTCTTGGATATTGAGAATATTCTTGCAAGAGGTGAGATTCCTTTGGTAGTTGCTAGTTGCACACTTAAGGATGAGCCTGTTAAGTTTTCTAAGAACGCTCAACGAAATATTCGCGTTTTTAATTGCTTACCTATGGCTTTTAATCTTATTTGCAAGAAATATTTGTCGCCTATCAAGGCCTTTCTCCGCAACAACCCTGAGGCTTGTGAGTCTATGGTTGGCGTTGATATGACCAATGATGGTGGCGAACGTATTCGGGATCGTTTTTCTCTGATTAATCCTGCGTTGGATAACATTATTGAAGGAGATTTTACTAAGATGGATAAAACCATTAATGGTTCAATGGCTTGGGCTGTAGTCGAAGTTTTTGCCGGCATTGCTGACCAGTTAGGTCTTGATGTGGAAAAAGTTAGTCTGTTAGTTTGGGCCAATTTCCGTTGTGTTTATTCTATTCATGGTGATTTGTTTCAAGTTGGAGGGATGAATCCTTCTGGCAGTGATATTACGGTAGAAATTAACGGTGTGGTTAACAGCCTTACCCATCGTTATGTTTATTACACGTCTTTGAACGTGCCTCACATGTCTGTGGACACGTACACTGCTTCGATTCAAGAAACCGATTTTAGTCACTTTCAACGTGACAATGTTCTCTTGACGTATGGAGATGACTTTTTGTTAGGTCATCGAGTGCGAGTAGATACGGATGTATTGTTCCAACCGACAACAAATGTTGGAATGATCATCACGGACGCTTACGATAAAGACGCGTTACCCAAGTATCGTTCTCTTTGGAACTGTACTTTTCTTAAACGTGGTTTTTATTTGCACCCGGAAACGAACTCTGTACGTTGTGGCTTGCAGATTGCGAGTATTTTACGTATGGTTACGATTCTTAAGCCTTCGGCTCTGAGTGAGCTGGACCATATGGCAGTCACGATTGAAGAGGCGATTCGTGAGATTTTTCTCAATTCGACTCTAGATTTTGACTATTGGTTAGTTTTCTTCTCTGGGTTGGCTGATCGCTACAACTTGCGATCTTCAACTTATTTGAAGCTGTATTCTAAGGAAAAATACGAACAAATGTACATAGCCCGTACATTCAAAACTTGGGGGCTAGAACTCCTGCCGGAGGAGGTTAATGTTCCGGCAAATGAATCTTCTTACGAAATGTCGACTTCTTTACCAACTACATCTGCTTTGAGCGATGACAACACGGCGAGCCAGCGTATGGCCGCTACCCACAATCTTCCCGCTCTCACTAGCTCAGCTATGATGCCTACAGCAACAACGTATGGCTCATTGGTCGCTGGTGGGACTGGGGATACGGAGATGACACACTCCGTTGGAAACATTGTGTCGCTTACCGAGCCCGTTGTGGCTGGTTCTGCGGGTTATACTCGCATGGATCAAACCATGGCGGACACGGCTTACGCTTCAGCATTAAAGCGTAATGTTAAGATCGCGGTTATTTCCGATTTTAATAATCTTAATGCTCAAACGATCATTCGTCCTTGGGTTGATTGGACGAGTAATCCGTTTGTAGTTGATAAGTTGGAGAACTTTAACTACATTCGGGGGTCGTTAATCATCACTGGTGTGTTGAATGCTCCTTCATTGAGCAGTGGTTTAGCCATTGTGTCGATGTATCCTAGCTACGAGGCTGGGACTACGGGAGGTTTTCCGCCGGAGTTGGCGTTGGTGATGCCACACACGATGATTGATCTCTCAACGTCTTCTGATTTCGAGATGACCCTTCCATGGGTTGTTTCGAGTGATTGGGGCAACTTACACGATGGTTTATTTATGAACTATTGGACTGTTGTTGTGACCGTGATGGATGTTTTGAAATCAGCGGTTCCTGATGGTTGCGGACAAGCAACCCTCACGATCTTTGCCCGACCTGGTATGGATTTTGAGTTGGCGGGAGCTACTTTTGAAGAAGGATCTGTCACACGCGCTCGGCCTACTGCGCGTGGATCTGCCCGGAGCTCTGGTGCTACGACTACTTCTGTCGCCAGCATCAATGCTTCGGTTAAGGCCGCCACCGGTGGTCATAAGGCCTCCGACGTTGCTAAGACTGTGGCTTGGGGAGCTGGGATTGCTGCTACAATCCCTTTGCTTACTCCTGTTGCTGCCCCGATTGCCGCCTTTTCTGGCATGCTCGGTGGTTTTCTGGATTTGTTCGGTTTTACGCGCGAGACGAAGGTTTTAACGCCTTCTGACGTGCAAGTTCGAACTTCTCAGAATCTTATCAACGTTGATGGGGATGATGTTGGCCGCATTGGAGCTCTTTTCTCCAATAATGCTCTTAGCCGCGATCCTGCGATTCATGGAGTTTTGTCTGCGATGGATGAAACTTCTTTTGCGTTCATTAATTCGCGCTACTCCCTCATCGATCGACTCACCTTTGTCGTCGGAGACACGGACAGTGTGGACTATACTATCCCCGTCACCCCCTGTATGGGAGCGTTCAAGAACACCGCGGCTCAGTTTTTGCCAACGGCTAGTGGCATGCTTGCTTCTCGGTTTCAATATTGGAGAGGAGATATGGAGTACTTGATTTACCCTGTGCTTTCCCCGATTCACCGTGGAGCTTTGCAAGTCATTTGGCAACCTATCCCGCATGAGGACGATATCGCTGTAGATCTAACAAATCTTAGTGCCAACACCATTCTGGACATGGCGGCTGCTCAGCCCTATGTCGTTAGTGTTGGTTACAACAACGATAATCCCATGTGTTATACGGATTTCTACACGGATGCTACTCCTTTCGACGCGCTCGATTACGATCAAGTGAACGGCTACTTACGAATCCGCTCATTGGTTCCTTTTACGGGATCAGTGTGTGGGCAAGAAGTGACTGTTCTTATTTTCGCGCGTGCCGGAGAGAACATGCAGTACTCGGTGCCTGTGGATGTAGTCTCGATCGAGGGAAACCTTTACGATTGGGGCTATGACATCGATTCCGAGCCTATTTTGGAGTCTGGTACTGTAGGCGCTGATGGACAAGATTTGATTGCGATCACTTTGATTCCTAGTTCCGGAAGTTATCCTGTGAAGGATATCTTGATGGGAGAGGAAATTGTTTCGATTCGAACTTTGCTCCAGAAACCGTCTTTGTACAAAGACCAAACGGATGGCGATCAAGAGATCGACTCCTCGATGCGGGACTATTTTCCGCATTGGTACGACAGTGATGCATCGGCCGTGAACTATACCCAGTTCTTTGGGTCTATGTTCTTGGCGATGGCAGGATCGGTCCGATACAAGTTAATTCTTGA